CCTTCAAAGACTGGGGCGGTAGCGTTGACCCGTGAGTGTTTGTCTTTTCCCCGTGATGGTACGAATGGAATGACAGGAATACCCATTCGTCTGAACTCTTGCATGAGTGGTTCCCCTGTAGCCTTAGCCTCAATAATCACGGTCTCCGGCTCCCAGTATTTATATTGATCCATTGCAATTGCTTTAAGTTCTGGAAAATCATATTTACCCTTGATCGCATCAAGTAGAATCATTGCAGGTTTACCGTCTTCTTGTGGAAAAAATATACCCCATGTTGTGATAGCAGAATAGTCAGCAGTTTCTTTTGCACTAAAAGCAGTATCATATGATTGTATTACATGCTGCAGTTTTCGAATTCTTTCATGTTCCCATACTTGCCACCATTCTCTTTTGAGAATAGCTCCTTCTTCAGATGTAGGGTTTTGCATATACTGAGCAGACCAGTTCCTGATCGGTAAAGATGCTTTTACTTTTTCTAATTCTTCTAGTTCCCAATACTCAGGCCAAACAGGTTTCCCTGAATCTAGTATTGCAGGAAATGAAATTACATTCCATTTGTCAGCTTTAGGTTCTTTTTGAGACTTAATTAATCGACCTGTCAAATCATCCTCTGCCCATCTTGTCATTACAACAACAATTGAGCCTCCCGGTTGTAAACGCTGTCTCGGTCCTGACACATACCAATCGAAAGCACGTTCCATTGCAGACTCAGACATCGCATCTTGTTCAGTATGTGGATCGTCGATAATAAGTAAGTCCGCCCCTCGTCCTGTGATAGAACCGCCTACCCCCGCTGCAAAATATTCTCCACCATGATTGGTCTCCCATCGTCCTTTGGCCTTACTATCTTCTCGTAGTTTAACATCCCCAAATATATTTTTATACTCCTTCTGTTCCATTAGGTTACGAACCTTAGAACCGAACCTTGATGATAGTTCTGCGTTGTGTGATACCTGCATAATTTTTAAATTTGGATACTTCCCTATCATCCAAGCAGGAAACAAATAGGATGCAAATTCTGATTTAGTATGCCTAGGAGGCATATTTATTATGAGCCTCCCTTTTTTCTTGGAAGAAATTTTTGTAAACTCGGCTGCTATGTGTTGATGGTGTCCCCATCTTTTTGGTTCAGGATCCAATCTACAAATGAAATCAGGCCAGACTTCTTTAACAAAATATATAAAATTATCTTGGCACAACTTTATGTGTTCAATCCACTTAGCTTCGACTGCTAATCTTAGTTGTTCATTCGTTAGTAATTCTTTTTGCATTGAGTCCCCTTTTTTATCTTAACTCATAATAAAAATATAGTCACTACATCTATGCGATCGAGTTTTTAGCACGGCTCTTGCTATAATCAGTTTTTGTGTGCGTGGCATCTAAATCTTGTGTATTTGTTTGAGTTTGGAACTAGATTTGGTACCTCTATTCAGGTGGTGAAGGTGGTGGAGATGGTGGAGAAGGTAGCGTCACCTGTAACCCCGAAGGGTTACAGGTGTAGAACTTTACTGATTAAAGTCTTGATCTGGATTGTTTTGAATAATTTGTAAGATTGGTTTTAAATTATTCACTAACTTTTGTTTTAACTCATTCACGATAGGGTCATTAGGGTACTGAATAATAATTTCCTCAACAGCACTTTCTAATTGTTTATACATGAATTGATAGTTAAGAGTTGTTGCACTTGAACTTGTACTTGCTTGTTCAACCTCATTTGAGTTTGCTTTGTTCTCAACTATCTCATTAACCATTTTGATTAAGTTGCTCATTAGTTTGTTCCTTTCTCTTGAACTTTGATTTTAATTTCTTTTGTGTCCATATCAACTAAAAACTCCTCATACAATTTAGGGTGCTTTTCTTTGAATTTAGATACATCAAATCTTTTCATTGTTCGTTTGATTAATTGAGCAAACCCCTCAATGTTATCAACTTTATTTATAATGATTAGATTTGTTTTCAAAGTTTCAAACAACTCAACATGACTTGGTTTAATCAAATCATTTGCTTTCTTTTGTTGCTTAACTTGTTCAACTGAATAATGATAATTCACTATTCCTTGTTGCTCTTGCTTGTTAGCTTTCTTAATAAGTCTAGTGACTTTTTTTAGATTGCTCATAACATTTTTCCTTTCATAAGTTAATTGTTATCCCATGAATATAAGAAATTAAAAAAGATAATTCAACAAATAAATTAATTAATTTAAAAATAAATTTAGAACTTCATTACTTATAATTAACCCTTGACTTTGAGAAATCCGAAGCACGACTGGTGTCTGGTGCTGGGCAGCTTCTGTTCATGTTCAAGAACTGACGCAGGGCGTGGGCGTGGGCGTGGGCGTGGGACAATGCCCACGCCTCAACAACCTAACAGATTTTAAATCCGTTTGAATCTTCGCAGAATTTTATGAACTCCTCTACATTTTCCATAGTGAATGGATAGGAACTTCCGTAAGAGTATTTGGATTGTATCCAATCCCAAGTATCGTGGTCGTCTTTTGGATAGTCAGCAGGTGCTAGGTTTTCTTTTCCTTGTTCTTTCTCAACCTTACTTGCTAACATCTTATGACATCTATCAACGAACTTGTTGTTCTCTTCGGCTTCTTTCATTTCTTCTTCGGTCTTTCTTATGACCTCTGAAACTTTACCACTCTTGATGAGTGTCTTTAGTTGTTTGGCAATTTGTTTAGCTTGTTCTTCGCTGACCTCGTGTCCGTCGTTGTGTTGCCAACTCTTCTTATCTTCTTCTTCAACGCAACCTGTTTCTTCACATACGAAGTCGGCAAGTCGTCGCCACCACCAAACATTATTTCTGAAGTATTCGCCATTTGCGTTCTTGTGATTTCCTAGACTATATAAATCAAAGCCCATTTTGTTTCTCCTTTGTTAGTTGTTTTACCTTTCTTATCAAATCCCATGAGATATGCAAGAACTTTTTTTTGGCAGGGCAGACCTGAAGAACTCCCGGTCTCGCCTGGCCAGCAGCTAAGTCCATTAGCTTTTTAATAACAGTCCGAGCTGTTTGCAGTCGTGGGCGTGGGAAACCCGTGCCTCTGACCAGCAGCCAGATCCCAGCCTGGCCAGCTCCTGATGCATGTCCAGCCACGTGGTGGTTCTGAGACGGCGGATGTGGGCGTGGGGCTAGAAGAGATAGGGAACTCCAGTGCATCCACGGACCAGCGCTGCCAGCAGGAAGATGTATATCCATCCTGCTGTTCTCGGAGCGAAAGCTAACGGGATTAGCAGCAATGCTATCCATAGCAATGTGTTACCATCATCGTCCCCATGTGATGCCCTCCTCGTCAGTTCTGAACTTAACGACATCTCGCAACTTAAGCTTCGTTAAGATCTGTGGTACGTTATCTAAGGTCCCTTCTCCCTTGAGTCTAGAGCCTTTGGTGATTCGCACCCACATCTTTTCGCTACGAGCTCTGTGCTTAAACCATACGTATACGTAGTCACGCATGTTCACTTGCCGTTCGAGCTGCTTTATTTTAAAATATGTTTCTTTACCGTGGTCAGGACAGCTGTAGACAATGTTGTCCTTATCTTCTTGTACATTTGCTACCATGTTATCACTCCTGTCCAAACCAAGAGTCCGAAGACAATTGTACATACAGTTACTTCTGGAATTATCGTATTCATTTTTTCTCCTTAGTTAGTTAGTTCGCGGTAGTCAGGTACCAATCAGTTCATTCTTCTATCACCTGCCTTCAGACACCCAACGTGCACATCGGATATCAGTGGATCTACCGTACTAGTATAGATAAGACATCATGGGATCTTTGTCAACGGCAAAAATTAAAAAGATTCATCTTTCTCCAGCAGCATCAGGTTGCTGCCTGGCGTCACCAGCTGGCCACTTTTAGTTCAAACCCGACCATTTCGGTCGGGAATGGTCGTGGGGGCGTGGGTCGAGAAAGGAAAATGAAAATAAACCATACCCACACCCTAGCCAATCGTACCACGCTTCACCGCTGCTGGCCAGAGACCTGGCGAGCCCAGCTCCTGAAGGTAAGTTCAGTAATCCTTATCGTGGGCGTGGGTGCGTGGGCGTGGGGGTAGGCAGCTTCACGGCCGCGTAACCTTCGGTTCGCGGTCCCAGCACGTGGTTGATAGTTTAGCTATTAACGACGTGGGGGTGGGAGCACGGGCGTGGGCATCAGGATCCCGGTGCAGGATGGCCAGCTGCTACGGTGATCAGTGTTTTAAGGTTCGTGTGGCGGGCAATGGGGGTCGGGGTTCGGGATTCCAGGCTCACGGCCAGAAGTTCATAAGGCTCGTGCAAGAGGGGCCTATTCAAGATATACGCTCTACCACCTGCTTTCAAGTATTTAATATGCCAATTGATTTGGTACTTCGATAGACCACAATTCTTGCTGGTGTTCGCTTTGAGTTCAAGCCAAAATACTTGCCTGTTTACTACACAATGCACATCAGGAATTCCATTAATTGTACTAGATTCTATGCGAGTAAAATGCCAATCTTTGTTAATATTTTTTATATCGTTCCACAGCTTTGATTCTTTGTTTTGAGCCATTATTTAATCGGTCAAGAATCGCAAATGCAGCCAACGAATTGACCTGTATCATCATTCATCAAATGCACATTCCAAGGTACATCATGATATGTTGTTAAGTGTAATCTAAGGATATCGCACAAATCAAAGCAGTCTACCTCAGCCATAATTTCTATGCCTTCCATCATTTCTTTCGTAACAGCCACAAGCTGATACAAACCATCGTTCAGTAATATAAGATCCATTACAGCTTAACTATTTTTGTAATTACTGAGTTCGGTATGATTGTTGTTCCACCAATTGTTTCGATATGACCTTCATCACCATCTCTTCCGTCCTTCAAGCCATAGTCAGCAAAGATTCTCGTAATACCTTTTTCACGGGAAACCATCCAACCTCTCGATATCATTCTACCAAGTTGTGACTTCTTCAGCTGCTCAAAAGTTTGCCAACCCGTCTCGCCTACGATATCCAACCAATGAATCTCTACGAACGGATAGTGTTCTATCTTCTCTTTTGGAAATTTAATATTGACGTCTATGTGTTTTGTTTTTCTTAGTCTTCTGCTTTTCATTCTTAGTTCCCCTAGTTGTTATACTTACAGCACCGACTGATACAGTCAGAGTACTATTATGTACTTCGTTGAAAACTGTCAAGAAATTCTTCCAATCTCTAGTTTTCAGTAACTTCTTTTGGCGTAACGTCAATAATATTTTTGGCTTCGCCGATCTTTGATTCAAGCTCCTCAAGTCTCTTCTCCAATTGTTCTCTGTTCATACCTTCTAAACCAATATGGCTTATTTCTTTTCTGTCTACAAAATGCCCAGCCATTTGATCTCTTCTAAACTGCGCATTGATAGCTGCTGTCATCTGGCCTTTCTGCTCAGACTTATCTCTCATCCTAGAATAATGTTTATAGGATAATAGTTTATCTTTTTCTTCTTTCTCTAATTCTCTAGCCATTTGTTTCTCATAGTATCGAACAATATGTGGATTCTTGTCAGGATTTAATAGCCTACTCGCTTGATCAGTAGGTCCATATTTATTAGTTGAAGTAAAACCTGCTTGCTTAGCTGCTTCAACCTTCGTTATTTCGCCATAATTAGCAACATAGATATCTACAAACTTACGCTGTCTAGGTGTAAGTTCGGATATAGTCTTCAATTGATTAGCTTTCTTTGGCACCCAATTACTATATACCCTCCTCCTAGAAAAATAAATAGCAATAAGAAAATTCCCATAGTTTGCTCGTAAGGAGTACAAAACTCCTAGAAATTGCTAGGAGTAAAACTGGTTCTAGGAGTAAAACTAGGAGTAAATAAGTGTTGGTATATAAGGATAATATCTTAAAATTCCTAAACTCCTAGAAAAAAGGGCTTATTTTCCAAAAAAGTTTTTTTAAAAAATTATTTCTAAGCAATGGGTATATGCTGGTTCTAGGAGCGTGTACCTTAGAACAATTCTAAACTGCACATTTTCCTTGCCTCACGCAGCCAGTTTGATAGGGTATCAAGGTGACTAATTCATTAAAAGCTCTCTTGAATCAACTAAGGAGGAAAAATGACTTGACTACTCAATCATATTAAACTAATGGGAAGACTTGATTATGTTTCATAGTCAATCTTTCTAAGTTAGTTGGAAAAGGGCCAGACCGGGAGACTGAGCTGGCCCTTTTTTTATGCATTAACTTCTCATGAGTATTACCCCCTTGATAGTTTAATACCCGCAACTTTTAATAATTAAATAGCAGTAACTAAATTAGATATAAAAATAGTGGTACACAGATCTACTGCGTGTCTTAAATGTTCTAGATGTTTTCGGTGATATTTTTTTGACTCAACTTCCCTACAATTACGATACTTTACGAATTGCTCTGAGTACTTCTTCCATGCAAAATTCCTAGGTGAGAACTGAATGTTTCCATCCATAATGGCTTTTTTATATTTTTCTTTTACATGCACAGGTTCAAAACCTGCGTAATAACAAACAGTATGGAAATCAGTAGTATTCGACATAATCCATGCATGAGCCTCGCATTTATATATTGAAGGTTTTTTCTCCTGGCTTTTCTGTCCTGCGTCTTCGATTGCATTGCACAGTACTCCTCTCCATAGTTTCTCTTCAGGTTCTACGTCTGTTGATAGTAACTGAGCTGCGAAACTAGTGCCCATAAGTTTTAATAAGGAAAGAGAGTAAGTCACGATAGTATATTGTTCCTTCTATTTCACTTCTGTCTTTTTTAGATCGTTCATAGTCCAGATGTACACTATTGATAACTCCGTGTATATCCTCGCCACTATGTTTTTCTTGTTCAGGAACTTTGTGAAAGATATCTCTTGCCATTAGTCTATTATAGTTATTTTTCGACATCTTTTCCACCTTTGACCAATTTAAATTTGTAAAGCTTAGCCTTCTTTTCTATCTTTTTTTCTTTCCTAAATTGCCACACAGCTGCAATGTCAGCCATAAATTGCGGATCAAATGTATCTCTATAACCAAGCTTGTCCCCCATGTATAAGCGAAACATATTGTTGCTTACTAATTTATATTCTTTATGTGTTAACTTATCTGCTAACACATTTAAGCTTTGGATGAGTGGATTAATGAATCGTTCTTTTTTTGCCACGAATGAATTCCTCTAATATTTTTATTAGCGTTAAAACATAATCTGTTTCAATTACGTCTGGTTCGTGTTTCGTGGTTCTTTTTCCATGTTCAAAGTGACCTGCACCCTTACACTCTTTGCACGTTTGTGTCTCTGAATAAGGGATAATTCTTACGTACCCATTACCATTACAATTCTTACAAATTTTATAAGGATCACCTAATTTCTGATTCATTTTCTTTTTATACTTCTTTTTTGGCATGAGTAAAGGGTTTTGTTCTTGGGTTTTTATTTTTAGGCCATCTGCACATGAACTTCTGCACAACTGTATTCTTCATATCCTTCTCGTCACCAGTCACAATAAGAATATCATGGCCATTTTCATGAGCATGTACATGATGAGTGATATAGTTATTCACAGGAATTTCTCTCGTGTTGGTTCTTAAATCATCGAGATAGTTTTCTAAATCAATACAATCTTTATCGGACATCATCTCTTGCTCCTAATAATTTTTGCTTGTTTTCTCCATGCCCATGCACTTATTGATCCTGTTATACCCATGAGCCATATGTAAAATTTTAACTTCACAGCTTATCTTTCCAACTATAATGTTTTTTAAGCTCCAATCTTTTCTGCTCAGTATAGTCTTCAGTATGCCCATACTCTTGTCCATCTCTCATAATTCGTAACATCTCTTCACAGGTAAGATTAACATTTTCTTTTAACTTCGCTAATTCTCGCTCTGTTTGGTTTAGTTTAGTTTGTATGTTCCTATTAATTTCTTTTAGCTTTCTGTTTTCTTGTTCTATACTAGGAAATACATCTATATTATTGAAAGCTTTTTCTAAATCACCCATTGGATCCATATTTTCAGAGTCTAAATCTGGTGTAAGTTTATCTTCTTGCATGACCATTTCTTCCTTTAATTTTAGTTGGTATAATACTTGTCTTTAAAATTTTCTTTTTATACGAATCGATAGTCATACCAGTTTTTTTCGCCTGGAATTCTACATACTCGTTTACTAATTTTGATATCATAGATGCAGGTGATCTAAATTTTTCATTACAAAGTCCTTGTAACAAATCATAGTCTGGTTTTCTTACTGCAACAGATTTAAATTTATTTATATCCATGTTTCTTTAACTCCTTTTTCAATTGATCTTTGGTTTTAATACTCACCTTTGGTAAAAAGATGTAAGCTCTTTCAAAGTATGGATTGTTATCGCTAAAATCCCAACCCTTGCTTTTGCTCAATCTAGTTATAGCTGCGTATTGTTTATCTTTCCAATCCATTTTTAAGAAAGCCATATTAAGGCTCCTAAAAATAATGTTAGTTTAGGAAACAAAATTGTAAAAATAATAACAACTCCAAAAAATCTTAACCAAGCCATTATCTATTCTCCAATTCATTCTTAGCTAACTGAGTACATAGATCTGTTGGTAAAGGTTTGACATACTCATCTCCGATTTTGATGTGTACATTTTTTAGTTTACCTGCAACCTCATCAAAGCTTGTGCCCTCTGATAATGCAATATCTATCTTCTCAACTAGACCTTTAAACATTTTTGATTTACTTTTTAAGTTCATTGTTTTTTCTCCTGTCCCATTAATATAGGAATTGATACCCTAGTGTCAACAAGTATTTTTGGTGCTATATTTAATTATGAAAGAATTCTTTATGATGGGTATGTTATGCCTAATTAACCCAATGACAGGCCAGGAGCACTGCGCTATGCTGCATGAGGATCCAATAATATTTTACCGGGAAGAAGTCTGCAAAGTCGAGGCAAGCAAAAAAGTCAATGAAATAGCGGTTCAAATGACCGAAAAAGGGTTTTACGTTACAAGAATTTTTATGAACTGCGTTGTTGACAAAGATAAACTAAACACTTGATTTTACACCAAATAGTTGATAAGATTATCCTATGAAGCAATATCGCTTTCAATGTTATGTGGCTGGACTATATATTACTAGTGTCGTAAACGCCAATGACGATGAAGCTGCGATCAATGGCTTTGTACAGAATCTGAATGATAAACAGTATTCTGTTAAACCTGATGGATTCGGTCGTGGTATGCGTCGATTCCATATTACTTATGAGGAGCTAGACAATGGCACTACAGGAGTTAATATCGAAGAAGCTTCAGTTGGAGTCCAAATGGGCAACACAAGCGTTAGCACAGGGTAGGGTTACACCTGATATGAAGTGGATCGATATTGAAATCAAAGGTCTTAGAGTTAAGATCAACGAGCAAAGCGTAGAAGACGCTGAGCGACTTTTTAAAAAAACTGGTTAATTACTAGTTTTTATATTTTTTTCAAAAATCATTGATTTGGTACGGGGACTCTTGCTCTCTATTATTTTGGAACTACAGTTCTGACGTTTTCTGTAAATAAGTGAGTAACTTTTTCTGTGTATTTTTTCATTTTACCTTGCCACAGCTTCTCCATAAATCTCAACATGTTAGGGTGTTCATCCCAAGTAAGATCATTTAATTTTTTAAAAAAAATTTTTTCATCTTTGTTTCTTGCTTTGTAAAAAAAGCTGCCTTTGATGTCTGCCTTCTGAAGTATTCTAAACCTATCACTGCCATCAGTTAGTTGATCATTCTCATCAATTACCATTGGACATAACAGACCATTCTTTTCTATGTCCTTTTTTAATAAGTCAGCATTGAATGCTATTTTCTTTTTTACATCATCAAATTTTTTTAAAACTAATCTTTCTTTGAAGATCATATATGTAGGCCAGGCTACAGATCCAATACCTGCTACTTCGTTTTTATGAAGCTTGTCCAAAGTCATCTCCTAAAGCTACATCTACTTTACTTGGTACTTTAAATTCCATACAAGTTTCCATTGTTTCCTTGATGTTCTTTATATCATCATCTGTTTTAATATCAAAACATAATTCATCATGTATTTGCACTTTTGGTAAATAACCTATTTCATTACAACTTATAATTGCTTGCTTTGTTTGATCAGCTGCGGATCCTTGTATTAATCTATTCAAAGCTTTATAAGTGAAAGCTCTCTTAATATTGTTTTTACCATATTTTGCAACGGCATTTTCAAATGTTTCTGGTGAATGAATACCAAAATCTTTAGGTTCCCACATGTCAAATCGACACTTCCTACCTTTTTTTGTTCTAATTACACCTTCATCATTTGCTTTTTTCATACATCTATCAGATAATAACTTCACAAATGGAACTTTACGATTATACTTGGATATTAGTGCCGATGCTTCTTCTGTGGACAATCCAAGTGATATACCTAATTTATTTTTACCCATTCCATACATCAATCCTAAGCCTATTGTCTTGGCTTGTTTTCGCTCTATTCCTGCTAGATCTGCTACTGTTTGGTGAAAGTCGGTTTCTGAATTAGCGTAAGCCTCTACAAGTTCGTTAGAACCTTCGTATCCGTCGCCTATAGAGGCTGCATAATGTACTACCATTCGTGGTTCTTGTTGACTATAGTCAAAGCTTCCCCATCTACAACCTTCTTCTGGTAAGAAGAGACCTCGGATTTTTGGTCCAAAATCTTTGTTACGTGCTGGTAACTGTTGAAGATTAGGATTAGCCATAGACAAACGGCCGCTGACAGTCCCACCACTGTCACTACGTAACTGATTGATCTCGCCATGTATTCTCCCATTGTGTTCGTATTTTAAAATTGAGTCCAGGAATGTACCATGAAACTTGTTGATCTCTCTAGCCTGTGCTATATATTTAGATATTTCGTGTTTCGAATTAGCTAACCAATTGGATGTAAAAGATGGCTCATGAGTTTTGTCAGTACGTGGATAATCTATGCCGAGTCGGTCGTAGGCTTCTCCTATTTGTCGTGCTGCCCATATGTCTACTTCTTTGCCTGCTAATTGTTTTATTTTTATTAAATACTGCTTCTCCTGAGCTTGGAAGTCTTTTTTTAGTTGATGCGCCTTATCTACATCAACTTTTACACCCCTCTCTCTCATCTTAATTAATATTGGAAGTAGTTTAGTTTCCATTCTCCAAACTGTTTCTAAATTTTGATTATGTAATTCTGGTTTAAATCTCTGCCATAACAAATATGTTAGACGTGCATCTTGCTCAGCATAAAAACCAACATGCTCTGCGGGTAACCTCCACATTTCTCCTTTGGGATCAATACCATGATCCTTCGCAGCTTCTTTTAAATCGGTTTCGGACTTTAGCTCACCAAGATAATCTTTAGCTAATGCGTTTAGACTGTAAGACCATCTGTTTTCATCAATTACTGCAGCTGTAATCATTGTATCTATTACCTCACCATTAACTTCAATACCCATTTGTCTTAACCACCCAATGTCATACTGTGCATTATGAAATATTTTTCTACATGGTAACTTACAAACATCTTTCATGTAGTTTAAAACTTGTTCAGGTATCATGTTGCCGCCACCCTCATGTTTAAATGGGTAGTATCCTTGCCAACCTTCTACAGCTACAGCGAAACCAATAACATACCCATTACCAGTTGCCCAACCTGCACCAAGTTTATTATTAATACCTTCGTCTCTAGTTTCTAAATCTATTGCTATCTCATCATAAGCACTTAAATCTTTATACTCTGATGGACAAGACCAAATATGTTTTTTAAAATTAAATGTAAATTGTAAACCCGTCATAATTTCTTTGGTTGATATATATGTTTTTCTTTAATGATTCTATTTAATTCGTGTTTATTACTAAATGCATATAAAGCTGCATTATAGTTTTCTGGAAAAATTTCATAAGTTACATCCTGTGTACCTTCTAGCCTAGGATAGACTTCTAAAGTAAACTTATGATTTTTTATTGTTATTTCTTTTTGTATTACTCTGCCCATTTGAATCTTTCATTTTCTTTTTCTCTAATTCACAATAATGTATAATTTTATTAAGATCTTCAATTCCATTTTTATTCAAATACCTACACACATATTTGATAACATTTCCCTGAAAGAACGAAAGATTATTTTTTGATATGAACTCATAAGGTTGAATATGAAAGTCTTTGTAATGAGATCCTCCAATTTGTTTATCTTGAGGAAAACTCTCGCTAAAAATATCTTTAT